CTCATTTCTCGTACTCAGCGTAAACTTTCTGCATTTTAAATACCAGTTCTCTAAAGCAAGATGCGCAGCTTGTAGGCTCTTGACGTAGGTTAAACACTCGGTTGTAAATTGCTATGAGTTTGGTTTGCTCGCTTGGTTTGAATGTTTCCTGAGTGAGTACGTTGGTTTCATTTAACCATTGGTATTCTTCTTCCGTTAAGCAGTTCGTGTTTCGGTAAGGGAATAACTCGTTGAGCTTCTTCTTACGCTCCTCGCAGTTACAATCTTCTCCTAATACAAATTTTGCTACTGATGCAATACCAGTTGCCTCTAATACTTTTTCTACCGTGTCTCCAAGACCTGTAGATGTTGTTGCTTTTCTTTTTGCCATAATTTATCTTTTAGTTACATACCACCATCGTGGCTCTATTATAGTATTCAAATCTTTAAACTCTTTATCTTCTTCTCCGCTCCAAACTATTCTTAATAACTTGTACTTAGTTACTTCGTTTTCTACTATCTCAGTTACTTGACCTTCATAGTAGCAGTCTCCATCTTCAATGTCTCTAATTATATCTCCAATCTTAAACATTATATTAATTCAAATTCTTTGTTTAAAAAATCAGTGTAGTCCTCGCCTACTGCCTGAAGTATTCTTTGCTTACAAGATTTTATAGTTAGGAAGATAGACTTTAAACTGATACCAGTCTCATCGGATATTTGGCGCATTGGCTTTCTTTCGTCTTTATATATCCTGAAGAGTTTTTGGTCGTACCAATCCCACTTACTAATTTCATTCTCTACTCTGTCGTAAATGTTCTCCAATGATTCGTGTTTAAGTAGCTCTAACTCCTCCTGTGCTAAATCCCTTACTACCTCAATAGATAAGTCATTAGATGCAGTTTTGTTGGCTTTGTAGGTTGTGTTTCGCAGTAGTATCCACATCAAAGCTCTGTTGGGTTCTCCGTCTATTAGTATTTTTTCGTAGTAATTGTACTGATGGACTTTGAGATAGACATCTTGTACGATGTCTTCAGCGAACTCGTTGTCACCAAATAAACGGACTATGTTAAGCCATTCCTTGTGATGCTTTGATAAGATACTTAGTGCGTTCATTGGTTAATTTCTAAACAAATATATGACTATATTTTAATCTAACAAGTTGCCTACAAAAAAAGCCACCTGTTAAAGTGGCTCTAATCCGTTTAAATAAATCTCTCGGCTTACATACTTATCTAACTTGTGTAGTGTTGATAAGGTTACGTCTTTACCGTTGAGAAAGTTGTTTACTTGGAAGTGGTGCATCTTGTATCCTAATAACTTTATGTCCTCTACGATTTGGTTTCGTGTTCGGGTAAGTAGGAGTTTATGTATCTGCTTCCGTAGGTCTTCATCGTTTATGTACATATCAGAAAGGTAGTGAATCGTCAATACTATCTCCAATAGGGAATCGTTCAACTGGTGCTACATACGGCTCGCTAAATGATGCCGAGAAGAAACTTCCGTTCTTACCTTGCTTAACCCACAAAGCTACCTCCATTTCCTTGCCATTTACGTTTACCTTTCCTTTGTAGTCGGGTTGTTTCTCGCTCGTCTTTTTGTCGTTCTTAAAGATTGCTCCTGTGTTTGTTTTGTTTTCCATTATGTTGGGTTTATATGTTACTGATAAATGCGATAATTAATGTAATGCTGATTACGGTAATGAGTATCATTGTACCTAATGCAGCGTAGTATTCTCGTTCTTCGTTTCGTTTTTTCATAGTGTAAAAATTAAATAGCCAATTGTTATCCCTGCTAACAGATGCAAGAGTCGGTAGTAGTCTTCTTGGTTCATTGTTCGTCTTTTATTATTTCTAATCTTCCATTAAATAATAAGAAATTACTAATATAAAAATCAAAAAGTAAATCATATCTGTTGATTCTGTCATTGTTCTTCGTTTACGATTTCTAATGTTCCATTGATTGAATAGCCAGTCAATCGAATCAACTGCTCAATGTGATAAATCAAGTCCTCAAGAGTTACATCCTCGTGTTCGAACTCATAGCTTGCTTTATGTCCGTAGTGGGTTATTTCTATTTTCATTGTTCTTGTTGTTTAGTTTAAAAAAGCCTTTTTTCTCGGAAGGCTAACCTATCTCCCTACGATGAGAGCCGCAGCCAATGCACGGCAGGTTACGTTCAACTCGTCAGTTGCATCTCTCGTTTACATTTCGTGTTTAGATATGTGGCAATTTTTACCCCTTATCCTTGTTTAAATTGTTTTACTTCGTCTTTTAGTCGCTCCAAATACAGGCAGAAGTCCATCGCTTCATCCTGAGCGTGATTGAGCCACTCTAAGACATCTAAATCAGTCCGTGTTAACATAGTTCCATACTTCTCTATTCCTCGTTGTGAACGGTCATAAAACTTGCTCATTACTTTTAGGACAATCGGGTCTTCTACTTTCTGGTTCATAGGAATTGAATTAAGGCGTTATAATACTCACGGCAAAGCTCTATCTTCTCTTTAATTTGCTCAATGACTGCTTCGTCTTTTTGTACGTAGAACACTTTTACTCTTCGGTTCTTAGGCACTTGGCTAAATTCGTGTTTGCGTAGAATCTCCTCACGCAAGTCGTAGTCCTCATCAATCTTGTGTAGTTTCCAATGCGCTCTGCGGATTTCATCTTCTACCATTTCGATAGGAGTGTCTACAAGGCAGTAGCAAAGCATTGACTGCTGCTTGCCAGTCAACCACATATAACCTTGTAGCTGATAAAAGTAGTCTTTGTTTGGTATCTCGGTGTCAAAAAAAGGAAACGTAGTAGCATCCCAACTTGATTTCACGTCAAGCAATACATCTTCCGTGTTTACATCAGGTGTTCCCTTAACCCAATCGTTCTCGAAATACTCTTCGTTCTTGTAGATAAATTTTACGTCTAAGACATCATTTACAAGTGAGATAGATAAATCCTCAACTGCGTTCCCTTTGTCCGTGTAACGGCTTGAAAAGTCCTTACGGATGCCGTATTTCTCTTCTAACACAAGTTCGTGTATGTAAGTTTTAGCCGTTTGGCTTAGTAGTTCGCCTTTAGAGCGTGGTGTTGCCATAATCTTTCCTATGGCAGAACATCGAATCTTGAGAGCTTTCATAGGGCGTTAAGCATATCGGTTTGACCTTCAGTTAATGCAAAGGATGTTTCGAGTTTCTCTCGTGTGTATTCTCCTTTGGCGATGGCTTGTACTGCTGCGCTGAATCGCTTTTGGTCAATTGCAGGCAGTTTCTTCTCGGTTTTAACTTGTTCACCTGATGCATCCGTGTCTTTGTCGGTTACTAAACCAAGTGCTGCGCTTAAAGCATATCTGCGGTAGTACGTTACACCTGAACCAAAGCCTTGATAGTCATTCATACCCTTGAGCTGAACGTAAGGAATCATACAAACCGACTCCATAAACTCACCGCTTTCGTGGAAGATAACCGTCTTGAGGCAGTTTTGACCTTCTTGGTTTGTAAGTTGTTGGGTAAATCCGAGTCCGTGTTTTCTTAGGATAGGATTGATTACCTCAAAAATCTTAGGTAAATCTGCGTAAGAATACCCGTAGCCTTGTGTGGCTTTGTGGATTACTGGCACTTCCTGCTGAAATGCTGCCAAACTTTTAAATAAATTTTTCATAGCGTGTTATTTTTATACAAATATATACATTATTTAGATATAAATATACATTTAGTTAAATATTTTTAAATAAATCTTCCATCGGAAGCAATATTCCTTTACTAGTGTTTGAATCCCCACCTAAAATATCTCGGTTTGTACCTATGTATTTTCTGCACATCTGCTTTAATTCGCTTGTTTCAATCAATATACTTCGTGTTTTACTAAACCAATACACCCACCATTTAGCTTCAGTTGTGCTGATTCCACTTTTCTTACCTCTGCTTTCATATTCTACGAATAGATTGCCAGTCTCATAGCACTTAAAATCGCGTTTAACTTCGATTGTAGACGCTATCACCTCGCTTAGTAGGGTTTCATACTGCTGACCGATTTCTAGGTCGTAACGGAAGTCGCTATTGTATTTCATTTTTAATCTTGTTTTTGTAGGTTTTGATTATTTCTTTTAGTTCGTCTACTGACCATCGCTTTTCTAAATGCGCTCTACCTTGCAATTCAATCAATTTTTCTGCTCCTATTCGTTTTTCTATACCGATTTGATAGTTTAGTAGGTTTCCAGACAAAAAAGTGTTGCAGTGTTCACATTGCAAGTGGCAGTTGTCTTCGTCAAACCTTACGTTTGAGTGACCTCCTTGAGAGTAGTAGTGTCCGCAGTTTTTTTTGAGCGGTGGTTTTTCGCAGCTTATGCAGTTCAATCCTTTATCACGTTCCCTTATGTACTTATTGAAGACTACCTGTGCTTCTTTTAACCAATCTGAGGTGGTTTTTAGGTTTTCTTTCATTCGTGTTTTAGTCTGCTTCCATTGCTTCTCTCTTGCCTCAGCTACAAAGGCCCTAACACACTCGTCTTTCAGGCAGTATTTATGATTAAAGCGCACAGGCTCAAACTTCTCTTTGCAGTTCTTACAACGTGGCATCTTTGTATTTTAGTTCGTCTTTTAGTTCCTGATAGGCTACTCGCAGTTGAGCGTTTCGTCTTGCAAGTTGGTTAAGCTCTCGGTTTAGAGATGTTATTTCGTCTTCAAGCAGGTTTATAACCTGAATAGTCTCAAGTAAATACTGCTCGCTTTCTTTGCCTCCGTTGATGTAGTCTTTAGCTTCAGGCTTTTCCTTTTCAAGTTTCTCTCTAACGTTTTTGATTCGTTCTTTAACCGTCCATACGGTTGTTTTAGCCCATAAAATTTTAAGTGATAAGTCCATATTAAAAAGGGTTTTTGTTTGCAAGTCTACGAAGTTTCTCTGATGTAGTTTCCATTTGTCCGTCTTTTGGTATCTCAATTTTACGTTGTGATTCCTTCTTGTAAGTAGTGCCTCGGTTTGCATAAACACGATTTCCTTTGAAGTCAAGCATATAATACTGGTAACGTTCAACATCCAAGAACATTTTGTACACTCCGTTTTTTGATACACCTTTTGGCTTGCTTTTGGCTACCTTTAAATGAACTTCGTTTTTTTCTGCTCCTACACCGTCTGCATCTCCAAGTCCGTAAGGTGGTCTCCACGGAATTAACACACTTAAACCCTTTCTAAACCATACCTGCCCACCTGCAAAATCTCGTGCGCTCGGCATAGGAAAATAACTTATGTCAGTTCCTGCTATTGTTTTAGCAGCTACCATAGGTTGGTCTCTAACGTGATTGATAACGCAGTTATGTCTACCTGTTTTTCTTGCGTTCTTACGCACAACACCAAGAATCCTACTCAAGTATTTATCCTCACGTCCTAAATCTGAGGCTATAAACTCCTCGGTTAACTCGTTCCACGGGTCAATCGTAGTGGTATGGATTTTAATACCTTCCTTAAGTTCAATCTCATCTACAAGTTGGTAGAATTTAGTTATAGTCAAATCCTCGTCAATTGGGTCTATAACAATGAAATGCTCGTTTATAAACATCTCTGCGCTTACTTGCTCTCCATTGGTCATTGAGTTTTTACCTTGAACGTATGGCTTTCCTATGTACTTGTAGCAAAGCTCCGAAAATATCTCGGCACTACTTCCAGTCTCAGGACTAAATACAACGTGATTCCAACCGTGCAAACACGAAAGGTTTATAAGAAACTCAAACCATAACTCCGTCTTTCCTGAGGCAGGCGCTGCGCCTATGTAAGTTGTAGCTCCTTCTTTGATTGTAAACGGAAGCATATCCCAATCCCATCCGATTGATTTACCTTTAACATCTACCTGTTGACGTACGGCAAACATTTCGGCATTAAGGTGTGTAAGTCTTTTGTACATTAGTCGATAATTGTTGTAGGTGCGTTAAACTTCGGTTTGTTACGTTCCTGAACGTTTTTATTCCAACGATTCAAACGGGCATCTAAATTAAAACTTGTTTCCTTTTCGTAACGCATTTTTTTATCTTTTTCTCCGTGTTCCGTCCAATAGTCGTAGAAGTCTCTAATCATAGATTTACCATAAGTATCTACAAAAGAAGTTAACTTAAAAGCAAACTCCTGTTTGCGCTTATTTATATCTTTAGATATATCACTATCACTTACACTATCGGCATTTTTGGTACGCTTTGGTTCTTTTGGTATGCGGTCGGATGCGGTCGCATTCCATCGCTTCTTTGCATTTTCACTATTGCGCTCTCGTATACTTTCGTATTTTTGCAGGTCACGCTTTAAGCTCTGCTTGATAGGCTCGAAAGCTATTTCAGTTACAATATCATCTGCAACTGGGTTTAGGTCATTTACATATTTCAGTAAATGTTTGAACAACTTACCTGCTTGTAAGTCATCCAATTTATCCACCGTGTGAATTATGTCACAGTAGATTAGAAATGAATTTTTGTCTTTTGCCATTGTCGAAGTTTTAGCAATTAAAAAAGCCATCTTAAATCCGCAGCCTTCGACCTCTGCTTCATTAAAATGGCTCAATAATACCTTGAGGATTTATAATGTCGAAGGAATCCCTTACAAATATAAGTCTAATTCTTTAATTTGTTTCGTATTTGCCCAATTTTATATGTCTTTGAATCTTTTTAAACTGGCTA